AAAGCACGAGATACAAAACGTCTACGATGCCGTCAACTACATCCAAGAGACGCCCTACAAGATCAACAATGAGATCCTTGAGGTGTTCGATTGGGCGTGGGAGAACAACACGTTGATTGGATTACCGAACAAAGAAGATGTCCCACTGCCGCCACAACCAGAACGTGGAACACTTCCCGAGGAACAACAAAAGGAACTCAACAAGCTCCGAAAGGAAACCTCCCAGCACAACAATGCCATGCAGTCTCGCCGCTTGTTGATTGGAAAGATCCAGTGGTTGGCTCACAAGATGAAAGACCAACGGATGTTTTTCCCATCCAACGTGGACTTCCGAGGTCGTGTCTATCAAATCCCATCATTCCTAAACTACCAAGGCCCAGATCACTGCCGAGGATTGTTGACGTTTGCCCGTGGCGTAAAGATCAAATCCGATGAGGATCTTAAATGGCTTGCAATCCATGGGGCTAACTCATTCGGATACGACAAGGTAACCTATGCCAAACGAATCAAGTGGGCCGAGGAGTACACTGTGATGGCCCAGAGAATCGCCAACGACCCTTTGAGTAACCGCGAGTGGGCCGATGCAGATAGCCCTTGGCAGTTCCTTGCTTGGTGCAAAGAGTGGGCAGGTTCTCACTCAAAGGATTCCAAGAACTTCCTAAGCTACCTTCCGTGTTCGATGGATGCAACCAACAATGGACTACAGATTCTCTCCCTGTTGGCTCGTGATGAGTTCGGTGCTGAAGCAACCAACGTGATGCCCACTGATACACCTGCGGATATTTACGGGGTTGTCGCAGAGCAGGTAAAGTTAGCGTTGACCAACGATGCGGAACTCAACAAGCCCTTTGCGTACCATTGGCTCAAGTTTGGAGTTGATCGCGACTGCACCAAGAGACCTGTTATGTGTTACAGTTACGGTCTTACCTCGTATTCCAACCGTCAGTACATCGCTGATTGGTACTTGGAGTTAACCAAGAATGGCAAGGGCACACCGTTCATCCGTAGCGAACGCTATCAAGCAATCCAGTACCTTGCGGATCTTGTTTGGAATGCTATCGAGCAGGTGCTGACAAAACCAAAAGAGATCATGGCGTGGTTCCAAGACATCGCAAAGATCACAGCGCGGGATAAGAACTTCCTTCAGTGGACATCTCCAAGTGGATTCCAAATTCGTCAGGACTACAAGAAGACCCAAGCCAAGCGAATCAAAACGTGGCTCAATGGCGAAGGGAAATACCTTAAGTTCTACGATGAGATCGATGCGATGGACATCAGTCGTCAAAGCAATGGAGCGTCTCCAAACATCGTCCATTCTTTGGATGCTGCGGCACTCCACGAAACGGTCAAAAGGTGCAAGGAACAGCACAATATCCACGACTTTGCGATGATCCACGACTCCTACGGAACTCACTCAACTAACTGTGAAGTAATGGGTAAGGTGCTTCGGGAAGTTTTTGTGGACATTTTCTCTGAGAATTTCCTTGCTAATTTTAGGGACGAAATCCAGTCTCTGAACCCGAGCGTTGAGCTACCCAGTGTCCCCGCACTAGGAAACCTTGATGTCTCATCCTTACTGAAGTCGGAATACTTCTTCAGCTAACATAAAATAAAACTAATACATACTAATACTACAATGACACTGACTACACCTAAAGGCAAAGCCATCTATCCACGACTCAACGAACCTGACACCAAGTTCAACGTCGATGGAGTCTACTCCGCAAAGATCCACGTTTCTGAAGCTGACTACAATGGCTTCAAAGGACAATTGGACAAATGGTTCGCCACGGAATACCAACGCCTCTGCCAAGAGAACGGAAACAAGAAGCTTCGGATGGCCTTGAGTTCCCCACTCAGCATTACACCCGAAGGAGACTTCCAAATCTATGCAAAGCAAGTTGCTAAGAAGCAGACCAAAAAAGGAGAGCTTACATTCACGATTGCAATGTTTGACTCAAAAGGAGCAAAGATCACTGATGGCCCTAGCGTTGGCTCAGGATCGATTCTTAAGCTGGCAGTCGAACCTGCGGCATGGTATAGCCCAACAGTTGGAGCAGGGTACACCTTGCGTCTCAAGGCTGCCCAAGTGATTGAACTGTGTGAGTTCGGCGGTAGTTCTGGAGGTGATAACTTTGGGTTTTCCTCCGAAGAAGAAGGCTACGTCTCAAATGGCGAAAGTTTCAACAGCGCGTTCAAGGACGACACCGACGATAATGATTCGGTTCCGTTCTAACTTTGAAAAAACCATAGCCCTCTCCCTTGAACGGGAGGGGGTTCCCTTTGGGTACGAGACGACACATCTCAAATACCTGAAGGAACATACCTACACCCCTGACTTTATTCTTGGCAACGGGATTATCATTGAGGCCAAGGGACGGTTCATGGCAAGCGATAGAACCAAACATTTGTTGGTACGCAAGTACAACCCAGAGCTGGATATTCGATTCCTGTTTATGAACGCAAAGAACCGCTTGTCCACCAAGTCTCGTACAACTTATGCCCAGTGGTGTGAGAAGTACGGATTCCTGTGGGCTGAGAAAACACTACCAAAAGAATGGCTTTTGTAAAAACACACATCCCCTGCGAAACCTGTGGTAGCTCTAACGCTGCTGCAATGAATGAAGATGGATCAAGCTATTGTTTCTCCTGTGGATTCATGGATCTGTCTCAGAAAGAAAACACATACACACCAATGACTGCACAAACACAACAAGGGTCCTTCCTTCAAGGGAAAGTCCTACCACTAGACGCTAGAAAGATTAACGCTGAGACCTGCCAGAAGTTTGGCTACAAGATCGGCAAACACTACGATAAGGTCTGCCACATTGCTGAGTACAGGGATCTCCAAGGAAATCTAACGGCCCAGAAGCTTCGCTTTGAGGACAAGTCGTTCTCTGCTATTGGGGTTCCTTCAACATTCTTTGGTCAACACCTGTGGCCCAATGGTGGTCGTAAGGTCGTAATAACCGAGGGTGAGATTGATGCCCTTAGTTTGTCTCAGGTCTTCGGAAACAAGTGGCCCGTTGTTAGTCTTCCTACCGGAGCTGCCGCTGCCAAGAGTGCCTTCAAGAAGAACCTTGAGTGGCTCCAGAAGTTCGACGAGGTTATTGTTATGTTCGATGAAGATGCTGCTGGCCGCAAAGCCGTGGAACAAGTCTCGTCGATCCTTCCCGTTGGTAAGTGCAAGGTAGCACGACTGCCGCTCAAGGATGCCAACGAGATGCTGATGCAAGGGAAGACCGAGGAACTTGTGCGCTCCTTCTGGGAAGCTAAGGTCTGGAGACCTGATGACATTGTTGAAGGATCCGAAGTTTATGATCGATTACTTAACCCAAAGAATACCGAAAGTATTCCGTATCCATTCCAAGGACTCAATGAAAAGACAAGAGGAATTCGCAAAGGTGAAATCGTTACCATTTGTGCAGGTAGTGGCATCGGTAAATCCCAAATTTGTCGCGTTATCGCTCACAATCTTATCCGTAATACTGATAAGCGTATTGGCTACATCGCCCTTGAAGAATCTATTGAGCGGACTGCTAGCGGTATCGTTGGGTTGGAACTGGGTTGTCTCCTACATCTTGCTGGAGAAATAAAGGAAACCCAAGAACTTCGGAATGCCTTCGATGCTACCGTAGGATCTGGGAGGTTCTTCCTGTATGACCACTGGGGTTCCTTGGAATCCGACAACCTACTCAATCACATCCGCTACATGGCTAAGGCTCTTGACGTGGATTACATTGTGTTGGATCACCTAAGCATTGTTGTCTCTGGTCTTGGAGATGGTGACGAGCGGCGTATGATTGACAACACAATGACCAAGCTGAGATCCCTTGTGGAAGAATGCCAGATTGGAATGATCGTCGTGAGTCATCTTAAACGACCAGAGGGCAAGGGCCACGAGGATGGAGCTGTAACGTCACTGGCTCACCTTCGGGGTTCTGCAAGTATTGCTCAGTTGTCTGACATCGTGTTGGGCCTTGAGCGTAACCAGCAAGATCCAACGAATCGCAACGTGACCGCCTTAAGGGTTCTCAAGAATCGATTCACGGGTGAAACTGGTCTTTGCTGCCATCTCCAGTATGACAAGGACACAGGAAGAATGGAGGAAACAATCCTTGAAGACTCCAGTGAAGACAACCAAGCTGCTGACGAAGCTAACCCATTCTAACACACACATGAAAATTCTATTCTTTGACATTGAAACAAACGGGATCGACCACTGGCAAACCAAGAAGGGTCTTAAGGATCTTCATTGTTTGTCCGTTTACAATCCTGACACCAAGGAGATGAAGTCCTTCAGCTCTAATCCTAAGAGTATTCAAGAAGGCTTAGACCTCTTAACATCCGCAGATTACATCGTTGGTCACAACTCAATCAAGTTTGATGCTCCTTGCCTTGAGAAGCTCTATGGGTTTAAGCACAAGGGAGTCCTTGATACGATGGTCATGGCGATGTGTATTTTCCCTGACGCCAAGAACGATGATTACAACCGCGAAGGATTCCCCAAGGAACTAATCGGTCGAAACTCGTTGGAAGCTTGGGGCCATCGTATCGGCGAGTACAAGGGTA